TCTGTTGAGGACTAAAGGGGGTGGAGATAAATATTCGGCGAGCTCTAAAGTGGCAATTACCTCCCTTAAATTGGACTTGTAACGGATAACGGTCGAACAACGACAATAGAAAGGTAAATTTGCAGAAGTCTCCTCGGTATTCGTCGATGATAACATCTCCATGAGTGGAAGGGTCATAACTACACCACCAGGGGGAGTTCTGTTTCCAGTAAGCTGAAGGGGCGAGCTCCGACATAAGGCGGGTTTTTCCAGTACCGGTTGCTCCATAAAACCAATAGACTTTAGTCTTGAAATCTCGTGGGGATGCATATGCGGCTCGTATAGCTTGAATTCCTTTATGGTATCTAAGGAAATCGGCTCCATGTTCTTCGATGAGATCAGTAACGGAGAGGGTGGGGTCCTTAGCCGCTTGGACAAGGGCGTTAAGATCTTTTCTCTCTCCGGGGACGGGGATCTGTCCCTTTTCGATGATAAGAGTTCCGGGGATTCGGTCAGCATCTTTAGTGCAGTAGGTACGATTTTGCGCCGCAGTTCCTTTGCTTTCCTCGATATGAATTCGGGAACTGAGGAGAAGCTTCCAGGCAGCAAGACTGGTGGGGTTGGCCCGCTGTGCATATCCCTGGAGGTGAGGCGTTCCAGCAGCGCCGCGCTCTTGCTGGCACACAAAGTACTTAAAGCTTCCATCTTCCACAGATTTATTTATGAAAGTTAATTCAGCTTCAGTAAAGTTATTCAAAGTAAAGGAAATATTACGGGGGCGCGCCATTTTATTATGACAATGGCGAACAAAACAATGAACGTAAAAAAAATTTATCCCAAGTTTAAAAATACGAATGGAGCGTACGTTTTTTTTTTTTTTTTTTTTAAGTTAAGAAGCACAGTGCACAGAGGTGGGGGGGTAATACTAGCCCCCCACCCCTGTGCATCGCGAAAAAATTAATAATTTAAATATGATTGAGATTTATAATAAGCTTTCATAGGGGTATATCCAATACCACGTTTCCTCAAACGCTTCTGTATAGTACGTGCAGCAAAATGCAAACGCATATTATCCTTTGGATATACCTTATGTCTAATCGGACCACGACGTTCATAACGGATAGTAGAACGAGGAGAGAAAGAAACCTTAGGTCTAACAACCTTACCTCGTTTAACATATACAATCTTATGAAGTCTTTTTACCATTTTATTTATGATTACGTATCCTCGCCATAAGTGTCGTCAACTTGATTATCAGTAGTGTTGATAATAGCTTGATCGGCAGTAGATAATCTAATGAAAGGAGAAGTAAGGTTCATACGAACAATACGCTTAGTAATAAGGGGTCTCACTGAGCATGTATCTTCTCGAATAACGGATATCTGCGTAGAACCAGTAGAAATAGTATTATTGCCAACAATATCGGCAAAAACAATTTGACCCAATACATATACCACACCAATAACAGTGGAGTCCCTACGATACATAATTTCAGATTCTTCATAACCCTTTTGGATGATTCTGTTACGCATAGTAAGACTGGTATTATACTGATTACCAGGTTCCAAAGTGAAATCCTCTGATTTTAAGGTAGTCCAAAAGTGTGAAAACTGAGAACGTACTTGAGGGGATCCTGGGACAAGAGAAGGATCCAAGAAGGCGACGACATTGTTTGTATTACTCTGAGTGGTAGTAGGACCAGTAAGATTAGAACCAGCATGATTATAATTAGCGTTATAATCAGTAGAAGTAAACTGAATCCCACTATCAACAAGAGAGTAAGGAGGAGAAATAGCATTAGAATTATTCGATGCAATCATTAACATGTTAATAGGATCGAAAGAATTGGCACCATAAAGGTCATAAACACTGTCCATATCCCTAGCTGGTTTATACCAAACTAAACGACAGCGTGCTGTATTAGTTGAACTATTGTAGAACTTAAGAGTAGAACGATAATCCTTAATAAGAGTCTTATACTGAATAGCGTTAGTGGAGCCTGGAGCAGCCATCGAGGGATTATAAGCTCCAGCAACATCACTAGTTAAATTACTCCATATCTGGCTAAACATAGGAGTTTGCAAAGTCTGAGTCATGACAGGAATAGAAAAGGCGCTGACTCGACCAGATTGGCACTCAGCTTGAAACGTCCACTTGGAATCAAATCGAGTAGGAGGATTCATAATAGCAGAAATTTTCATACGAGGAGTCTCTCGTAAGTGCTTACCAATACGCAAGCCAGGGCCAGAACGAATCTTACCTGAAGGAAGAGTAGGTTGCATAACACCCATAGGCAAATGACGCGTACGAAGTCTTGTTGAATTCCTCCCCATTGGTGCTCGTGTACGTTGTCGTGGAGGGGCTGTTGTAGAAGAATTGTTTGTAGAAGAATTGTTTTGTGATGCTCTATAAGATTTGTATAAATTATAAGAGGCTACACCGGCAGCGCCAGCGGCAGCATAATAAGGATTACGCATAGCCCATTGACTAGCAGTAGGAATAACATGTCGGGCAGCGAACTGCCCTAATTTGTTTCTAATATATTGTCTAGGCATTTTAATTAATTAAATTATGATTATACATTAAAATTATCTACTCTAGCACGTTGTCTAGGGGGGAGGTCTTCCTCGTCGGGGAGTAAGGCACGGTGGCCAACTTCCCCAACAACAGGTACAACTCCGAAAGATGGGAACTCGGTCGGTTCTCCCTTGACAAGTCGACGGACTCCAGCATCAAGGAATTCAACAACGACATCAATACGCCGATACAACTGTTGTAGATCCTCTTCTTTTCGCGATTCCCAGGTCTGTTGAGGACTAAAGGGGGTGGAGATAAATATTCGGCGAGCTCTAAAGTGGCAATTACCTCCCTTAAATTGGACTTGTAACGGATAACGGTCGAACAACGACAATAGAAAGGTAAATTTGC